GAATATACTATAAGAATGTTTTGCAAGCCATAGATTGCAAACACACACTAGTGTTGCAATCGTATGGCGATTAAGAACACATAAAATATTGTGGATTGAACAATCCCAACAGCATTAATGTAGTACTTAATGCAATAGTAATGAGTATAAAAGTTAAAACACATTTGTCAAACAAACTTGTTTTACATTTATATTTTGGAATTAATGAATCCCAATCATGATCTACTTCTGGCATAATATTACTCCTCAGTTAATGATAAATAAAAATACATACATGCACCTACTACACATAATGATGCACCTGTTGGTGTGTTTAAATAAAATAAAGCAAGGCCACCAATGATTAACATTATTAGACCTTCTAAGAATCTAAGTGTTGGACGCATAATATTCTCCTAATTATATTCATAAGAAATACCTAAACTTCTGCAATCTTCTGCGAAAAGCTCACTAACTTCATCAAAGGGATCTACATTAATAGCTTTATGAGCAGCATAAGAAACCTTATTTAGTGCAGTATAATACTCATAAAGGTCAGTATATAAATTCCATGATAAATTACCACCATCCATAAATTCTTTGACATCAGAATTATGGGCATACACAATACTTTCAAGTTTCATAACGACCTTCTTTTCTTAAACATAAAGCATATTGTAACATTTGACAATGAGCTTTGTACAAATAATAATTAACTGTTTTCACTTGACAACTCCTTAGTAACTTTGATAATAAAATCAGTTTCTAAATCACCAAACACTTTACGAGCACCATGAGTTTTAATTAATTCTTGGAACTCTTTTAGAGTCCAATGATAATGAGCTTCTTCACTAGTTTGTTGCTCGAATTCACAACGATTATTACACATAATACACCCCTAACATAAAAAAAGTTGAACACTCTAGACTACTAATGACCGACCTTACGCCCCTAAGGGCGAAATGGTTATTCGAAGAGTTCTTCCATCATATCATGTTCTACTGCTTGCATCTCAAATGGGTCAACTTCAGAAGCTTTAGCTTCGCGTTCAATACGCCAACCTTTAGTAAATAACCAGTCAGAGAGTTCATCGTAAAACATTGTTTCTTTGGTAGATGGATTAACTAATTTATAAAACATGTAATACTCCTAAAAAAGAGAGAGCAGAGCCGAAGCCCTGCTCGATTGATAAAGTTAAGCTGAGTAATCACCTGAGTTGGTGTGTGCAGTTGTTTCCATTTCTGGACGACCACGATTGTCAGCATATGCATCACGCTCTGAAAGATACTGAGCAACCTGTGCTTTGTGAGCAACTCGTAATTCTTTAACATCACGCAATAACTTGCGGGCTGCATCGAAGTTAGGATTGTCGTTGTCATCGTAACTTGTCTTGATGTCACGAATCAATTGTTCAGCAAGGAATAAACGAGTACCTACTGGTTGATTTTTAACTAAACCATTGAATGAATCAAAGTCGAACTTTGGACCTGAATAAACTTTCTTTGTTGTTGTTGCCATGATATGATTTCCTTTTATAAAATTAAAAATATCGAAGAAAAATAACGTCCCTTCACGAAAGAAGGGACTTATTTTGCGTAGATTAAAACTCATGTTGTTCATCTGCTACTTCATCAAGATGGTCCATAAGATAATTGAAGTATGATTCTTCATAGTCATCAGACTCCATATCATCATAGTTCATATCATTGAAAAGATAAAGTTGTCTTGGATCTTGCATAATATACTCCTTAAAATTAAAAAATAAATGAGCGTAAACTCATTCAAAATTTATTGTTCACATGAAGTCAATGGGTGAGCGAAGCGAATTTATCGGAACGAAGTGGAGACCCTTGACCATGTGATAAGATAATATTTTGTGAGTTAAGCGGTACCCCACACTAGTAGTTAAGAACAATGTTACAATAGACTATGGGTTTGATGGTCCAAAAATATATAATACAAGTAACATCAATGAGTTAGATGTGGTAAGAGTAGTAGAATTGTAATACAACTACAATTAGTTTCAAGATTAAGCAATAGTTAATCAATAATTTAGGGGGATAAGGGGGGAACAGTAGCACTACTATAGGTTGCACTACACCTTAAAATTATCTCAGAGAAATGTTAGAGATCGGGGACTAGTAGGTGACATCCCTATGGGACTAATAACTATATGCTCGGGGTAGGATTATTAACTTCGGACTATGCCTACCCCTCGCATCGGTTACTTACGTACCCTCTGCTCGGGATTAATTAATAATTTAATTACCTCTTGACAAATTAAGAATTATATGATATAATAAATTATAATTATTAATTATAGTAAAGAGTTAATAGTTAATTATAAATTATAAACTATAAATTATAATTATATAATTATAACTATAAACTAAATAATACTTGACAATTTAATAGTTTTATGATATACTATTCAGGTATAATATAAATTCGTCTTACAAAAACCAACTAACTGTCGTCTATGAACTTAAACAAATTACATGCTTCTATGAAAGATGACATGGGTCGTTATAGGACTCAGAGTTTATTCTGGGAGCTACGTTATGGTGTAGATGCGAAGTATCCACCTATCTTCACCCTCAAGCAAGAAGATATTATTCGTGACGGCGTTGAATATCTTTCCCTCAAGAAGTTATACATGGCCTATGATCATGTTCCAGGACTTGAGTATGAGTTCGCAATGGACGTATTCAATTCCTGGGATCATTGGCAAAAATTACAGGGAGATACAATCCCTGGAATTAAAGATGAGATTAAAGCTTGGAGAGAAGAACTAGACATTCGTATCAAGGCTAAGGCCATTAAAGCACTCATGACTTCTTCACTCGATAATGATGCTAAGGGTGTGAATGCTGCTAAGTACCTTGTTGAGAAAGGTTACCTCTCTAAACGAGGTCGTCCATCTAAAGAAGAACTTGAACGCGAGAAGAAACATATACTCGGAATAAATAAAGACGTTGCTAGTGATCTAGAACGAATTGGTCTAAAGGTTGTCAACAATGCTTAACTATCCAAATCCAGATACATTCATAGCTTACTGTGTTACTAAGAGCTATCCTAAACAATACAACGATGGTTTAAAGAAAGCACTTGAAACTGATCTAGGTGTTACAGGTTTATCACTACCCGACTTAATGAGGCTCTACTCTGCAACTAATGGTTCAGAGTACTTGTACCCATAATGCCTTTTACTACAAACGGTAAACGAGATTACAAAAAAGAGCTCTCCTGGGAAAAGACATCAAAACCTGGCAGAGTTAAAGATAGAGCTAAACGTAACTCAGCAAGAAAAGCAGTTGGTCTTAAAGTTGGTGATAGTAGACAAGTAGATCATAAGCGCCCACTAAAGAGTGGGGGTAGTAACAAGAAAACAAACCTACGTGTTGTATCTGCAAAAACAAATTTAACAAAAGAAGCAATGAGGAAAAAACGCAATGGCTAAAATTAGCATATCAAATTTAAGTTCTGGTTTTAATAGTACCACTACGCTTAATAACGCGTTTGACACTATTGAAACAGAATTAAACAATAAAGTTTTATATCGAGATAATCCAGCTGGTGAACCTAACCAAATGGAACAAGATCTTGATATGAATGGATTCAAGATCCTCAATGCAGGTGATGTTGAAGTAGATGGTGTTAATATTATTGCACAAATGCAAACAATATATGATGACTATCTTGCGTTAGTTGATCGTGTAACAATTAGTACCAGTTCGCCTACAGGTGGTTCTGATGGTGATATCTGGTTCAAAGTAACTTAATTTAATAGGAGAAATAAATGGCAGCTTTATCAGACTACGCAGAGAAGTTATTACTTGACTGGGCAATGACTACAGGTTCTGCAACACGACCAACAGCATGGTACGTGGCATTATACACAGCAGCTCCATCTGATTCAGGTGGTGGTACAGAAGTTTCAACAGGTGGTTATGCACGTCAAGCAGTTACATTTGCAGCGGCTACATCACCAGGTGGTACAACATCTAACACAGGTGCAGTTTCATTTACTGCTTCTGGTGCTAACTATGGTACTGTAACACACATCGGTATTTTTGATGCACTCACAACTGGTAACCTTTTATGGCACGGTTCTATGACTGCTTCTAAAACAGTTAATGATGGTGATACACTTGAGTTTTCAATCGGCAATATTGACTTAACACTAGCTTAATCATGCCAGATGGCTTTCGTATCCTCGAGAATGGGGACTATAGATTAACGGAAGCCAATGTCTTTCGGATTACTGAACGCTTTGATGAAGGGTTTAGTGATCACAGTGGTAGTGGTAGTTTAGCAGTAACTGGGTTATTAAACCAAAAAGCTTTTTTTGATATTAGTAGCGAAGGAATCTTTTCAGCTACACCAGTTTTAAAAGCTACTGGAGCAATAAATTTAACTGGTAATGGATCTATAGCAGTAATAGGTGGACTAAAACAAATTGGTTTATCTAATTTAACAAGTACTGGAAGTTTAAGTGTAGTATCAGTAGTAGTTAAAAAAGCAGAGTCTTCTTTAACTAGTACTGGAGCACTAAGTGTAATTGGCACTGGAAAATTAAAAGGACTTGCAGACCTACAATTAATTGGTACACATTTATTTGCAGGTGATCGTAAAATTGGTCACAGCCATAACTTTGAAGCCTCTAGTACAGTAGCTGCTATACCTGATGTAAAAGCATATAGATCTAGTAATCTTACTTCTAGCTCTAATATAACTATTTCAGGTCAAGTAACAAGGTTTGGACTAAGTGCACTAACTGCTACAGGAACTCTTGTTAATCAAGGGTTAAACATAAAATTTGGAAATGCTGCATTGTCAGCTACAGGATCTTTAAGTGCTGATTCAGATCTAATAGCAAAAGGTTTAAGTGCATTAACAGGAACAGGTACTCTAGCAGCAGAAGGAACTAGAATAGCTTTCTCTTCTACTCTTTACGTTAACGATACTACTTGGAAAGTAACGACTCCTTATGTTAAACATAATGGATCTTGGAAAACTCCAGATTACATTTATGTTAAAGTAAGTGGTGCTTGGACTAGGGTTTACTAATGCCTTTAATTCAATATGCACAATTTGAAGCAATATCAGAAGAGTTAACTCGTATTACTGAAGCTAGTGATACTCGTATAACAGAAGCTGGTGACATACGAATAACTAATGAAACGGCAGGTAATACAGTTGTAGGTTCACTAGTAGCTAATCCTACATTAATACCTCTATCTTCTGAGCCTTATGTTAAAGTTAGTGGAGTCTGGAAATTATTTGTTCCTTATGTAAAGTACAATGGATCATGGCAACAACCGAATGCAATATATAAAAAAATAAGTGGAAACTGGAAAAGGATATACTAAATGGCAAATGTAAAAATATCAGGTTTAACCTCCGCAGCAGCAGCAGCTGCAGCAAATGAGTTTGAAATTAATGAAGCAGGTACTTCTAAAAAAGTAACTGGGGCTCAAATAGCAACTTATGTAGGAACAACTCTTGATGGAGATAAAGGTGATATTACAGTAAGTGGTTCCGGAGCAACATGGACAGTAGATGCTTTAGCAATTACATCTGGTAAACTTGCAGCAGGAGCTGCTACATTAGCTAAATTAGATACAACAGGGGCACTTGGAAAAGTTCTAACTGCTCAAGGGTCAGGAGTAGCCCCTACTTGGGAATCATCAAGTGCTGGAAGGTCAGATGCTTCTTATGTTACTTTAACAACAGGAACACTTAACGTAACTTTAACTTCAGCAAGCAATCAATTACAAGTTATTTCAGCAGATCAAGAGGGTTGTTCAGTTACATTACCTGACATGACTACTTTAACAAAAGGATCAGGATATTTTTATTTTTATAATACTTCATTATTTTCTATTGCAGTTAAAGACGCTGGTGGAACTATTAGGGAGTATTTACAACCATGTCAAAATTTAGGAAGTGCACCTACTCAAATACCATCATTACCTTTAAATATTGAAGATATATCTTCTGCCAATGGTGTTTGGCATATTCAAGATTCTGTAAGTGCTGGATCATACAACACTAATACTAGTGGAGTATTTACTGCTTACACTCTTCCAGGCACAGCATATTTATACCAAACTTATTGCATTATTAATAGCACTCAATTTTTAATTGCATATGCTTCGAGTATAGGTGGAAATGCAGGAATTCCATATCTTCAATTAGTAACAATTGATACATCAACAAAAGCGCTTACTTTTGCAACCCCTGTTTCACTAGGTAGTGTAGGAAGTCTAAATAGAATACAAGGAATAAATATTGATTCTAATGGATCAGATCGTGGATTAGTATCTGTCATAACAGATCAATTCCAAAGTAACACTGCTGCAACAGGAACCAGGCATTATGGATGGGCTGTTGTATCAAACGTCTTATATGTTTCAACATCTCAATTTGGTCCAAGCTTTAGTGATGGCATGGGGTCTACAACTGCGGGTAGTTTCTGTCAATATTCAGGATCAAGCAATTGGTTTATTTCTTGTAGCGGGAAAGCTGGAACATTAGGCACCAACTACTATGCGTATGCATATCAAGTTAATGTTGCTTCAACAACTGTTACACTTGCTACTGCAACAGGAAATGGTGCTAATCGAGCTTCTGCGGGAGGATCTGGCACTTATTACAATGTTTCTCCTACAAGTCAAACTACTTTTGTAGCGGAAACTAACTCAGGAACTAACCCATCATTTATTAACTTTAATACAGGAACAAATACTATATCAGTAGGCGCTAGAACATCGCAAACAACTCCAATAGCTAATACTTTAATTCCTATGATAACTAGCGGTCAAGGAAGAAATTTAATTTTAATGAATTCTTCGGGTTCAAAAATGTTATATGGGGTACCCAGTGAAGTAGCTTATTCAACTACAAATGGTGGTTATTGCGTTGCGGTAGCTAATACAGGAACTGCTACTGTAACTGTATCTTTTACAACGGCTACTTATAAAAACTTTGCATCCAAAAATTATGCAACCATACAAAATAAAGGGCGTGTTGGTAATACTGTTTCAGCACTACCTAATATTCTTAGCTCATATACTGTTTCTGCAAGTAGTGTATGGTTTGTAGGCGACAACTCTACTATCATTAATGCTGATCCTACAAATGCAAGCTACAACATGAATTATGAACATTTTAATGTAAGTGTTGGTTCAAGGAGATCATCAGAAAATAGTCTTGTTTTAACACCAGTAACTCTTTATTTATGGAATAGTGCAACCACATTAGCTTGTGTATATTTAGACCTAAGCAGTACAACAACAAACTATCTTACATTTAATGGTGGCTTTTGCTCTGTTTATAGTTTACCAACACCATTTGTTTCTTAAAGGATAAAACATGAAATATATTTTAACAAATACACAAGGCGAGATTTTTGGTGCCTTTACTAAAATTGATAAATTATCTGATGGATACCTATGTGATAATTCAATTTTATATACAGTGATTACAGGAGAAGTTACAGAGTCAGAAGTAGCTGATGACTATATGACTCCAGAACAAATTGCTAACTATAATGACAATCAATCCCAATTAAGAGCTAAGGCATATCCTGTAGAAGCAGATCCTATTTTCTTTCAATACCAAAGAGGCTCTAAGACTGAACAAGAATGGTTAGATGCAGTCAATGCAATTAAAATACAATACCCTTATAAAGATGTAGCATAATGTCTAAGCCTACGCAAGCTGAATTAGAATCAAGACTAAGCACACATGAAGAGATTTGTGCCTATCGTTATGAGTCAATAAATGCACGACTCAAGCGACTAGAGCAGATCTTGTTAGGTACTGCAGGATTTGTAATTGTATTTTTATTAACACAAATATTTAACAAATAATATGGATCCAATAACAATACTATCAGCTTTCTTACCAGTCGCTATGGACTTAGGTAAGTCTCTTATTAACAAATTTGTAGCTCCTGACGTATTTAAACCAGCTACTATAGAACAATATACTCAAATGAAGAGTATAGACCTTGAATTCTTTAAAGTTATGAATGAGGTAGGAGCAGGTAATCCATCTTATCCATGGGTAGAAGCCATAGTTAGATTAATGAGGCCTATAATAGGGGTTCTTGTGCTTTCTACATGGGTGTATACAGTATGTACAGGTCAACCTAGTGAAGAAGTTAACAACTTTGCTAGTGCAGTAGGTTTTTACCTCTTTGGTGAAAGAAGTTTATTCTATATTAAGAAAAAATGAGCTTAACAAAACATTTTACGCTTGAAGAGTTAACAGCATCAGATATAGCAGCAAGGCATGGAATAGACAATACTCCAACTAGCCCTTTAATTTTAAAAAATTTAAAGACTTTAGCAGAAGGGTTAGAACATGTCAGAACATTACTGGGTAAACCTGTTATTATTAATAGTGGCTATCGTTCTGTTATGGTTAACTCATTACTTGGAAGTAAACCGTCAAGCCAACACACGAAAGGATTGGCGGCAGATTTTATCTGTCCATCCTTTGGAACACCTAAAGACATTATTAAAAAGATTGTATCTAACGATATTAAGTATGACCAAGTTATCTTGGAATTTGATCGTTGGATTCATATTAGCTTTTGTGAAGAGGGTTATAAACCTCGTAAACAAGCGTTAATTATAGATAGTAAGGGTACTAGAAACTTTAACTAAAAGGAGAACGTTATGCCTATGGTCGGAAAAATGAAATTTGCTTACACAGAAAAAGGTAAAAAAGAAGCTAAAGCCTATGCTAAAAAGTCAGGTAAAAAGATGGCAGCTAAGCCTATGAAAAAGGCTGCTAAGCGTGGCTAGTAAGTCAAAAGTAAATCAGGCAGGCAATTATACTAAGCCAACTATGCGTAAAGCTTTATTTAATAAAATTAAAGCTGGCAGTAAAGGTGGTGATCCAGGTGAATGGTCTGCTCGTAAAGCTCAACTCCTTGCCGTGCAATATAAAAAAGCAGGTGGGGGTTATAAGTAATGGCTCTTGCTAAATCTCAGCAGTCTTTAAAAGCTTGGACTAGTCAAAAATGGAAAACATCTGATGGCAAACCAAGTAAAGGTAAAAAAAGATACTTACCTGAGGCTGCTTGGAAAGCATTAAGCTCTTCTGAAAAAGCTTCTACAAATAAAGCTAAAGCACAAGGTAACAAAGCAGGAAAACAGTTTGTTAAACAACCAAAGAATATAGCAAAGAAAACAGCGAGGTTTAGATAAAATGAAAACACCAGCATGGACAAGAAAAGAAGGAAAGAATCCTAAGGGTGGATTAAATGCCAAAGGAAGAGCTTCCTATAAAGGTGGAACTTTAAAAGCTCCTGTTAAATCAGGTGATAATCCACGCAGAGCTTCTTTCTTAGCTCGTATGGGTGGTATGCCAGGACCAGAACGTAAACCTAACGGCGAACCAACTAGACTATTGTTATCTCTTAAGGCTTGGGGTGCTTCCTCTAAGGCAGATGCTAAAGCTAAGGCAAGGGCTATATCTGCTAGAAATAAAAATAAAAAATAATGAAAGATAAATTAGACTTAATTAAAGAGTCTGCTGAAAACGATTTATCAGTTTTTATTAAACTCGTAGCACCACACTTAATGTTAGGTGCAGTACACGAAGAACTAATCCAATGGTGGACTCGTTCAGAAAGTAAGAACAATCAATTAGTTCTTCTTCCTCGTGGACACATGAAGAGTAAACTTGTTGCCTATAGAACAGCTTGGTGGATTACTAAATACCCTGAGACTACAATTCTATATGTATCTGCTACGGCAGACTTAGCTGAGAAACAGCTTTACGCTATTAAACAAATTATTGATAGCCCTATTTATCGTAGATATTGGCCTGAAATGATCAATATAGAAGAAGGTAAACGAGAAAAGTGGGCCGTATCTGAGATTGCTGTAGACCACCCTCAACGTAAATTAGAAGGAGTTCGTGATGCGACTTGCAAAGCTGTTGGTCTTACATCTAATACCACAGGTTTTCATGCTGACGTTGTGGTTCTTGACGATATTGTTGTTCCTAGCAACGCTTATACAGCTGATGGTCGTGAGAAAGTTGAATCTGCTTACTCTCAGCTTGCTTCCATTGAAAATCCGGGCGCTAGAGAATGGGTCGTAGGTACTAGGTATCATCCAAAAGATATATATGATACCATGGTAGGAATGAAAGAGATTCTCTACGATAATGATGGTGATATAACTTCTGAGGAGGAAGTATATGAGTTATTCCAAAGAGTAGTTGAGACAGAAGGAGAGTTCCTCTGGCCTAAACAAACACGAGCAGATGGTAAGAAGTTTGGATTTGATGATAAAGAGTTAGCTCGTATTAAAG